CCGAGATCTTGGTTGAGCGAGGCGACACCGGCAACTTCTTGAACCTGCCCTACTTTGGCGGGGAACAGGGCTTGCGTTATTGCATCAATGATGACGGCACAGCATCCACTTTGGAGCAGTTCTACGCGCTATACGATATGTACGTACAGCAAGCACCGTTGAACTTTCCTGAAGAGCCTAAGCAAGCTGAGCAAGCGATAAAGGAAGGTCCACCATGCCTACAGGCTTTGTGTGCACAAGGCTTTCCTGAAGGCACACGCAACAATGGTTTGTTTAACGTCGGCATTTACTTAAAGCGTGCCGCACCCACCGCGTGGGAAGACAAGCTGATGGAATACAACATGAAGTATTTTGACCCACCACTTGGTGTGGCAGAACTTCAACTTGTGTCAAAGCAGTTGGGCAAAAAAGAGTACAAGTACAAGTGCAAGGACGCGCCACTGAATTCGTTTTGCAACAGTGGTCTTTGTCGTACACGCAAATTCGGTATTGGTGCAGACGCGCCTGATGCCCCACAGATCAGTTCGTTGTCTAAGTACAACAGTGAGCCGCCTCTTTGGTTCTTGGATATCAATGGCAAGCGCTTAGAACTAGAAACAGACTCGCTCTTTAACCAGCCCTCGTTTCAAAAGACGTGTGTTGAGCGTATTAACATGCTGCCCCCGACCTTGCGCAAGCAAGACTGGGAAGCCATGCTTAACGCACTCTTGCGGGAGATGGTGGAGCTTGAACAGATTGTTGAAGCCTCCGAGGATACAAGCGTCACGGGTCGGTTCATGGACTTGGTAGAAGAATTTACCACGCACATGCAGCAAGCCCTTGACCGTGAAGAGATGCTCATGGGCAGACCTTGGACGGATGACCAAGAGGGCATGGTGTACTTTCGGATGAAGGACCTTGAGACGTTCTTGCGTCGCAATAACTTCATGGCTTTGACTGCGCCTAAGATTGCACAGCGCTTGCGTGAGGTCGGTGGAGATCCTGTCAGCATGTACCTCAAAAGCCGCACGACCCGTGTTTGGCGTATGCCGAAATTTGCCAAGCAGGATGCGCCGTTTGAGACACCGACGTCAAGAGAGGAGTCTCCGTTCTGATGAACACACTTGAAAAGGAAATCGGGCCGAGGACGACTAAAGTCTTCGGCCCTCCGTAGCCAGGCACTGGCAAAACGACGTATCTTCTGAACATCATGGAGAAGGAACTTGCGCAAGGCGTGCCCTCGAGCAAGGTGGGTTACTTTTCGTTCACACGTAAAGCTGCCACCGAGGCTCGGGAGCGCGCGCAAGTGAAGTTCACTGAGCTCAACGCAGACTTGGACTTCCCGTGGTTTAGGACGCTACACAGCTTGGCGTACAAGTGCTTGGGCGTCGGTAATAAGGACTTGATGTCCCCGCAGCAGTATCTCGACTTTGCCAAGTCAGCCGGTTTGGAACTTGCCATTGAGAAGGGCGAAGAAGAGTACATCATCCACACCGACCATCCAGTGCTAAACGAAATAAACATCGCCCGTATCCGCGGGCAAGACCTGCGCACGTACTACAACCAAAGCAACATGGAAATCGAATGGTATCACTTAGAGTACGTTGAACGGTGCTATCGACAGTACAAACAAAGCAACGGTCTGATGGACTTCACGGATTTACTTGAGCGTTTGATCGAGGATCCGAAGCGCTTACCACGGCTCGAGGTGCTGATCATTGACGAAGCACAAGACCTCTCGCGCCTACAGTGGAATTTGGTGCAGCAATTGATCATGTATAGCCAACGTATATACATTGCCGGTGACGACGATCAAGCCATTTACAACTGGGCGGGGGCGGATGTGCAAAGCTTTTTAGCCTTGCCTGGCGAAGTCAAAGTCCTTGACCACTCCTACCGCGTGCCCGCTCGAGTCCACAAGCTCGCCGACCAAGTCGTGCGCCGCATTCGCAAACGACAGCCCAAAGTCTGGGAGCCCCGCGACTACGATGGCCATGTTTTGTTTTACAATGATGCCACAGACGTGGACATCTCTAAAGGCCAGTGGCTTATCTTGGCCGCTGCCAACTACACCCTTAACGGATTGTATGACTGGATCAAGTCGCAAGGGCTTTTGTTCGAGCGCAATGGACAAAAAAGCATTTCTGAGAGCATCCTATCCGCCGTGCTGGGATGGGAAGCGTTGCGAAAGGGTAAAGAAATCCCTCTCACTGTGGCCAAACAGATCTACAAGTACCTCGGTTCTGATTATATCGCACGGGGACACAAGACGCTATCAAAGGCTGATCCAGAGGCGCTCTATAGCCACGGCTCACTGACCACGGCCCACGGTCTTTTGACCAATAAGATCTGGCACGAAGCACTGACCAAGATTGGGGAGGACAAACGCGAGTACATTATCGCTCTACTGCGACGTAAGACTGCTTTGCGTAGCGAGGCTCAAATCAAACTGTCCACGATCCACGGTGCTAAAGGCGGGGAAGCGGACAACGTTTTACTGATCACGGACCTGTCAGGACGGTTTGCCAAATTGTACGACACCGACCCTGATGCCCTAAACCGGTTGCACTACGTGGCCATGACGCGAACCAGGCAGGCTTTACATATCGTTTACCCTAAGAACGTACGAAGAGGATTCATGCTGTGATCAAAACAATGTCGCTTTTCCCTACACCTTCTGAGTGGATGCCCCCTCAGGGTTTTCCCGATCTTTCTGAGGCGAAAGAAATCGCCATCGACTTGGAAACCTGTGACCCTAATCTAGAGAAGTACGGTCCAGGTTGGCCACGTAAGGACGGCTACATCATCGGCTACGCGGTGGCAGTAGACGGATGGCAGGGTTACTACCCCGTCGCCCACCAAGGGGGCGGCAACCTTGACAAGCGCATCGTCGAGAACTTCATCAAGCAGGTACTGTTGCTTCCATGCGACAAAATCATGCACAATGCCGCCTACGATTGTGGGTGGCTCAAGGCTCAGGGATTCGAAATCAAGGGTAGGGTAATTGATACCATGCTGGCCGCAGCTGTCTTGGACGAGAATCGGTTCTCTTACTCACTGAATGCGTTGGGGTTCGAATACCTCAAACAAACGAAATCAGAGCAGGGGTTACGCGAAGCCGCCGCAGACTTTGGGGTAAACCCCAAGAAGGACATGTGGAAGCTACCCGCCATGTACGTGGGCGCTTACGCCGAGCAGGACGCGGCACTGACGCTCAAGCTCTGGCACCATTTCCAGACACTGTTGCGCCGCGAAGAAGTGGAATCCATCTTCGATCTTGAAACAGAACTGCTGCCTGTACTGATAGACTTAACCTATAAGGGTATCCAATTCGATAGGGATAAAGCATCACGGCTCATTGACCAGATGCAGGACCGTGAGAAGAAGATCATGGCCGAGATCAAGAAGAGCGTAGGCGTGGGCGTGGACATCTGGGCCGCGGCTAGCGTGGCTATCGCCTTTGACAAGCAAGGCATTCAGTACCCGCGCTCCAAGACTAACCTGCCAAGCTTTACCAAAACGTTTCTCGAGACCTGCTACCACCCATTGGCAAAGCTTATTGTGGAAGCGCGCGAGATCAACAAAACCTATGGCACCTTCTTGCAACCGTATCTGGACTTCTCTGCTGCTGACGGACGCATCCACCCCCATGTGAACCAACTACGCTCCGATGATGGTGGCACGGTCACAGGACGCCTCTCTATGGCTTCTCCGAATCTCCAGCAGGTGCCAGCACGGCACCCAGTCATCGGTCCGGCCATCCGTAGCCTGTTCTTGCCCGAAGAGGGTCAATTATGGGCGTCTAATGACTTCAGTTCACAAGAGCCCCGTATTCTTGTGCATTACGCTTCCCTGCTCGGGCTACCTGGCGTTGACAAGGTGGTGCAAAGCTACAAGGATGACCCCGACACGGACTTCCACCAGATGGTGGCCGACATGGCGGGCATCGACCGGAAACAAGCAAAAGTTTTGGGATTGTCCATAACTTATGGCGCCGGAAAGAATAAAATTGCCGCCCAGCTTGAGTTACCTGTTGATGAAGCTGGAGAAATTATTCGAGACTTCCACACCAAGGTCCCGTTCCTGCGTGGCACGATTGACGCGGTCATGCGTCGCATTGAGCATCCGGCATCGGGTGGCTGCATTCGCACACTACTGGGCAGGAAGTGCCGCTTCCCGCTCTTCGAGCCCGTGGCGTGGGGCATCAACAAGGCACTGCCCTACGAACAGGCCGTCGTGAAGTACGGCCCACGGGTCAAGCGCGCCATGACTTATAAGGGCTTGAACCGCCTGATCCAAGGCTCGGCCGCCGACCAGACCAAAGCGGCCATGCTCCGCCTACACAAAGCGGGCTTTAATATCCTGCTTCAAGTGCATGATGAACTTGCCCTCAGTGTCAACAACCGCGAGGAAGCCGAGGAGGCCGCACAACTCATGTGCCAAGCCGCAGATTTGGAAGTACCCTCACGCGTTGATGTAGAAATTGGACCTTCGTGGGGTGAAGCGGTATAATTGAATCTCTCCTTGGTTCCGAAAGGACCTTTTGGCCTGCGCTTGCGCGGGCTTTTTTTTGGGTATATCATAGCGGGATATATGTATCATAAGTGTGGTGGAGAGGGAGAAAGTGTGACTTACGACAAACGAAAATATGCACGCGCCAATTGGCTAATGAAGCCAACGTCACCGAGCAAGCGCCGCGAACCGTGGATCACGATCATGATCCGCCGTGACCACTACAACATGCTGCGCGAGATAAAAGACTATCTGGACTGCACCATCGGCCACGCTGCCATGGGCGCCATTGAACGAGAGTTCAACCGGCTATTGCAAGAAGCCTCACCAGGCGCGGAGACCTTCGAGTTAGTGCCACCCCAACCTAAGAAAATGGGTCGCCCCAAGGGCGCACGCGACAAGCGCAAACGCCGCAAGCCCGTGACCGCTAAGGCGCGCGCTAAAGCAGCGGCCGAAGCGCTGGCCTTAGCATTGGCCAAAACCCCACGGCCCACGATTCAAGAGCTTTTGATCCCGCCCCCACTGACAGGACCCGTGGACAAGAGCACCATCGTGGCAGAACCACCCGCACCAGACAAACCCGAGCCCGTAGCACCAAGGAGAAAGATATATGTCCCACGTTTTTGAATCACAAACCCTCTTCGACATTCATGTACGCTATAGCGTACTACCACAGGATCCCGACTTCGATCTGCCGCAACAGATTGATATCACCGATGCGTATATCTTGGTCCTCGGCCCACGGGCCACGAAGCCCCGCAAGGTGCGTGTGCTGGGCGCTTTGAGCGAGTCCGCTCTGATTAATTTGGAAGACGAAATTCAGGAGACACTGTCATGAAGCTTTTAACTATCGCCTCTACGTGGGTGATTTTATTTTTCTATGTGGCGTTTTTACCCTTGGCATTTGTGATTTCTTGTTTTAAATTGGCTTTGTCGCGTACCGATGTTGCTCTTAACAAATGGGCCGACCGAGTTGAACAAACTTTAGAGAGGAGAAAGAAATGAAGAAAGTTGCTTTTGGCGTATTTTGCTTGCTCTTTGCAGGCGCCGTCTATGCTCAGTGCACTTCCACCCGTGTTGTCACACCAGAGGGCAAAGTTATCCTCTGCCAAACCTGTTGTTACGAGGGCAACTGCACCACCACCTGCTACTAATCATACCTTTTATACTGGAGAAAGAAATGGTACTCAAAGACGAACACCAAGCTTATACACCCGCTGTCCGGACAGATGTCTTGGCGTTGTTTCGCCGCCATGGCTGGACGCCACCAAGCGAGGACCCTGAGACGCTCGCCAAATGGGCGTACTACAAGAGCATGTCCTCATTAAGCGAAGAAGCAAACGTCCCGACAAGCAACTGACAAGCAAATAACAACATACTGATTGGAGAGAAAGATGAACGTACAACTACTCATGCGCGCGATTGACGAACTAAAGACCAAGGACAACCTGAGCAGCACCACCATGGCCGTGATTGACGACCTACGTGACTTGGTCCGCGAAGAACGGAGCATTGACTACTGCACCTTGGAGATTGATGGTATCGACTACCGCGACTACCCTGACTTTTGTGACGCTTACTTCAGCCGTGGCTTTTATACCGATGGCACGGAACTGTCTGAGGAAGAACTGGACGCGCTCAACGGCACTGATTTGAAGTACGAGCGTATTTTGGGTTAAGTCTACATAAAGTTACCAAAAGTGTATGTTTTGTGTGCATTTATGTGCATAAAAGTGTGCGTAAAAGTGTTCACAAACCAGTTAAATGACCAGAATGAGAGAAAAATGAAACCCAAACCTTATTTAGTGCTGGAGATGTGCATCAAGGATGGCATCATGCGCGGCTGGAACCGCGCCCATAAGTACACCGACACGCCCAACGAGAACATGATCAAACAAGAAATAGAGACCGCCATTGATGCGCTGGTCTGGGAGTGGTTTGAGATGGGTGATAGTAATGAATAAAGCAGAAAGCCACGAACCTGTAGCATGGATTGTTCCGGTAGAAACACACGGGGGAGATATATCACAGAAGTTGTCTTGGACTAAATCGGGTGCGGGTTTATCGGGAGTACTTGGTATGCTCAGTGAGAGATTTCCACTATACCAGTCACCACAGAAGCACGCGTGGGTCGGGCTGACGGATGCAAACATTGCGCAGTTGAGACGAGAGGGAGCGCATAGTGTGAGCGATAAAGACTTTAGTGCTATCGAAGCCAAACTTAGGGAGAAGAATGGATGATCTCATACAGCACAAACTGGATGGGGCCGATCAACACTGACTGGATCGCTAAGAACGGCGACTGCTGGGCAGCGGGTCGGATAGATGTCCATGGGGAAGAAGGATACCCCCAAGAGATCGCCTTGCCTCCCATGCACGATCGAGACTGGGAGCGCTTTTCACGGTGGTTAGAGACCTTTGAAACAGAATTCGTGTGGCCACTAACCCTGCTGGTCGCTGAGTATGAGAAAACCCGCCCACCCATTTTGTGGGTAAAGGAGAAACAGGTGACTAAAGAGTACCTCACCCGCAACGCACTGCAATGCAAGAAGTGTGGCGACCTGATCGTCTCCAAGCACCGCCATGACTTTGTTACATGCAAGTGCGGAGCCATAGCCGTGGACGGTGGCCTTAACTACAGCAGACGTACCGGCAACCCAGAGGACATGATCGACATGTGCGAATACAGCACCACGCCCACGGACCTTTGTGACAATAACTAGGAGAAATACAATGAACCACGAAATCTTTACCGCACCCACCTTTGCCGCTATGGAACAACACCTGGCGGACAACAAGGACAAGGTGTTCACACTAACAGGCGTGGACTTGACCGTCCTGATCTTCATGACACGCCACTACACCTTCGCTGAGATTAGTCGCAACGTCCGTGAGAGCGGTATTGCAGAACAAGAGACCCAGAGCCTCATTACACGGCTCACGGGCAAAGGAGAATCCAAATGAACACAAATGCAACACAAAACACACGACCCAACCCGTACTTACAGGTAACGCCAGAAGAAGAGGAAGCGTGGCGCGACATCGAGCGACAGAAGCGCGACAAAATGTTCACTCGCGCACAGAACGAAGCGGGCGTCTGCGCCCAAGAGTTTATTGACAACACACCCAAGGCGGAGCTCGGCATCTTCACGCTACGTAAAGCGTTCGAGATGGGGTTCATACGCGGGGCAATGGCAACGTACAAGGAGCTAAACCCATGAGCACAGGGCCACACAAAAATAAGTTCAACCCCACCACCTTTAACGACTTTTTCGAGTCCCCTAACCCGCTGCAAGCACAGATCGCGCGCGTCATCGCCCGCCACCCCAATGGCTTGACCGCCCTGGAAATAGCCGACCTAGCAGGCGGTAGTATTACCGCGGCCAAAGCGACTCTGGCCTTGATGAAGTGGGTACGAGGCGTGTACATCCAAAAATGGACACAGAAGGGCACGTCAATGTCCGCGACTTATGTACGGGGCGACAAAGCGGACGCGACCAAGCCCGCCACTCGTCGCGAAGTGCAAGAAGCGAAACGCCGCGCAGTGGACCCCTCACAGATCGCGGCCATTGAGACCCAACTCACGCAAGAGGCCAAGCACATGCGGGCCTTGGCTCACGCTCTGGTGCCCAAGCGCAACGCAACACAACAGCACCAGGTCAACCGGCAATATCTAAACTGGATCAGTGGAGGCGTCTTTGGATAACAACAAACCCTACAGAGAGAACACCATGAAACTAACAGAAGCGCGAACACAGCCCCAGACCTTGGGCGACCTGCTCAAGGCTCGCCTAGACGCCAACGACCGACAAGAGGGCGGACAGCACTACAAGAAGATGGGCGTGGAGCCGTGGGCCGTGGTCGACACTTGGCCGCTCGAGCAGCAGATCGGCTACTACCGAGGCGGGGCGCTTAAGTACCTCATGCGAATGGGGACAAAGGACGAAAGCATACAAGAACTAAAGAAAGCCGGTCATTACATTGAGAAGCTCGTTGGGGTATTATCTCAACATGAACACGATCAATGACAACAACGGACGCCTGCTCTTCGGCACGCACCTAGACGGCGCCATCAGGCTTCTTGAACCAGAAGCCGGCGACCGCCTACAGTTGATTTATCTGACTAAGAAGGACGGCTCACAGCTCGCCTTCATCGGACCCGTCTTGCAAGAGGACGAGCTCTTCAATATTGAAAACGTTGAAGAGGGCGAGATCATCGAAATAAACAGACCGGACCACGGTCCACGGACCACGGCTCAAGGACATTGAGCCAAGTAGGCATTCAAGCCTACTTTGCCTATCAGAACATTAACACTGAGTCTCGATCCGCGAACCAAGCCACTTGACCACGGGCACCGCCCAGCTATTACCAAGGGCCTTGTACCGCGGACCATCCGGACAGTCTTCGGCAGCCTTCTTGCGCCACGGGATGGCTGTGTAGCCGTCAGGAAAACCCTGCAATCTCTCACACTCTGTCACGGTCAAGCGTCTGACTTGCATTTGCTGATGTATGACCGGCGTGCGATTGGAGCCACTGTCAGCAGCTGTAATCGTGGGGCTAAGAGTCTCGCTGTATCCAATACCACCCGCTGCGCTACCCGCTCCGCCCTTGAAACAACCGACTGGGTAAGTGCCAACACCATGCACGTCCGTGGCGTTTTGCGTGAAGCAGATTTCCTCGTTGATGCCCGCACCTTGTGGCCCTGCCGTGTCACTCCAGCCCTTACCATTTTGTGCCTTGTCCCGACCTGAGACATCTTGCAG